AAACACTCCCCAAGTTGTGCAAGCACTGTAATCAGAAGTTTCTTTGGCAAGGAAGGCAGTGTCCCAAGATTGAATAATAAAATTACAACTCGGTGGCCTAGATCCTTCCCACTCGCGCCACCACTCGCGCTTGATGATTGCGCTCTCTTCTGAAGTTGGGTTCTGCTGGTACTGGGCACTCCATTTGGAGAGTGGAAGTTCGGACTTCAGTGCCTCAAGCTGTTCAATCGGCCAAAAGCTTGGCCACAGTGGGTTGCCGCTGGGCAGGATTGCCGGAAGCTCAATGACTTCCCACTCGTCTGATCCTCCACGTTCGATGGAAGACTTCAGGATGCTGCCAGTTAGATCCTTTTTCGACCATCGGGTCATAACCACACAGATGCTTCCGCCGGGCTGTAAACGCTGTCTTGGCCCCGATGTGTACCATTCGTAGGTCTTATCGTAGATCGACGGATCATTGAGTGCTGCTTCCTGCTCGGAATGCGGATCGTCAATAATCAGAATATCGGCACCCTTACCCGTAACAGCACCGCCGACACCGATGGCGAAGTATTCCCCGTTTTTATTGGTGCTCCATCGTCCAGCAGCCTTGGAGTCGGAGGCAAGGGACACACTATTGAATACCGACTGGTAGTCATCTGAATCCACCAAGTTTCTGACCTTTCTGCCAAACCCAACAGCAAGCTCAGCGGTATGTGCCGTCTGAATAACCTTCCTGTCTGGGAATTTTCCCAAATACCAAGCAGGAAAAAGATGGGACGCAAACTCAGACTTGGTGTGCCGTGGTGGCATGTTGATGATCAGACGCTTGAGATCACCACTGGCAATCCTGTTAAAAGCATCTGCCATGACCCTGTGATGGTCACCTTCAATAAAAGCTGGCCATATATGCTTAACAAAGGCCAAAAAGTCCTTGTTGATCAGGTCCTTAGTCTTTGCGTTATCTAACTCATCCAGCAACCTGAGTATCTCCAGTCTTTCAATTTCTGGAAGACCAGAGATTTTTGACCTGATGCTGGCTAAATCAAGCTGGGTCGTCATAGAATTTTTCACAGTGCAGAACAATCGTGTCTGCATTCTTTCTGTGCTTGTCAGAAAGATTAAAATCACCATCCATAAAATACTTCTGTGCCTTCAACATACAATCACTGTGCTTCTTGACAAGCTCGGACATCTTAAAGCCGGAAAGGTACTTTGTTAATTCTGCACCAGTGGGCCACGCGCCACTCTTCGAACTCATTCTTTTCCGCATAATCCATTACCAGTCTAGAGAAATCAAACCAAAGCTGACTACCACGCCTGTAATTGTGCCTAGTCAAAAAGTTTTCAAGTATTTCCTCCGCCGTTTCACCTATATACTTGACCTTTCCATTACCATGTGGTTTGTATAAATCTTTGATTTTGGATCTTGTGCCCCTCATCATGGCTGTAGATGCACGATAAGCATCAACTGCATTCTCAATAACTTGTATTGCTTCCCATATATTTATGGGTTCTAGCTCAGTAGAGCATGTCTCCTTTTCTTCCGTCCCAGTATTCAGCATAGAGCCATTTCTGGTGGTAGCGTTCCGCCAGATCTAAGATGTCTATAACGCCGTGTTTTGAAAAGAAGGTCTTGATCCCCGTGGTATGCTGCTCTGTATGGCACTTCCTACAGAGAGGAACCAGATGGTCACTGGTACCCCCCGCACCTCTAGACTTCATGTGTGCCGCATCACAAGGACCATCAGTGCCACAAGCACAGCAAGGTAGGGATCTGATCCATTCAGCCTTGGGACCAAACTGACGATCCCTGAGTTCTTTCTTTTTTTCTTTTCTGGCCAAGCAGTCCATCCCTCTTTTTCAGGCACGAGATACTACTAATTATATATATATATATAAAAAGAAAAACCCCTTTTAAAAAAGGGGTTTTTCTTTTTTTATTATAAATACTTTTTTTATAAACAATATTTATAATACAGTATTATTAATACAGTATTATAAATACATGTATTTAAAATATAGGTTAATACTTTTATTTTTTATATATATTTTTTTACCATATTTTTAACAACTGTTTAAAAAAAAATAAGGGTATAAATATATATATAATATATATACAGTTTTACTCATGCGTTTTTCTGGCACAAACGTGCAACCCCACGATACAACTTCGTCGAACGCGTAAAACCTACCTTACGGGGGGGCGGGCGTTTCGCGCGCCTACGGGTGCCCCCGGGGTACTGGGGGTGCATTTTTATTCATTTTGGATGAATAGAATCGGAAAAATTATTTTTCACGCCGGGCGCGGGGCGGGTCCATAGTGCCCGGCAATGGTGGGGATATTGGCGTCACATTGCGCCCGAAACGTGGCCAGATTGCAGGCGTCCTAGTATGGCACTTGCGCGTTGGGTTAGACTGATTAGATTGATGCACGTTGATTGAGAATCTGGGTTGTGCCCGGCGCCGCCATTCCGGCGGGCCGGATTACCGGGACCCGAAGGTCCCCAACATGGAGGGACACTATGTCCACCAAGCAAAGCGAAGCCCCCGTCGTGTCCGCATCCTTTGTCGCCGGTCTACTGACAAAGGCGGGCAAAGCCGCCAAGGCGGCTACCAAGGCGAGCGGTCAAGGTACGGCCGCCGTGGTGATGTATCTCGCGGCAAAGCTTCGGGGCAATGATGGGCCGCCCACCGTGCAGGACGTTCTGGCATGGAGGGGTGAGATCGCGGCAGAGATGTCGAACCCGAACGTGCTGAACCCTAAGCAAGATATCGGGAAGCTCTTCTCATATCTCGCATACTTCGGAGACGAGCCGATCTTCCTCGACGCAATCGAAGAAGAGGCCAGCTACGGGGTACTGACCCCCACGGGCATCACAAAGTCGGGCAAGGTAGAACAGGAAAAGACAAAGCCCCGTCTACCAAAGCTGGCCAACCTCAATAGGCTGGCGCTCGACATGCTCAACGATCCCGACCGGCTCGCCGGGGTCGTAACCGAAAAGGATCTACAGAGTGTAGGGCCACTACTCGCTGTAGGCCTCGAGGGAAAGGATGAAAACGGGAAGGTCAAGCTTCACGAGAAAACGGTCGTGAAGTCTGCCAACCTCAAGGCCTCGAAAAAGCCCGACGTCGCGGCCTGTCAGGAGGCAGGAGAGGCTTGGCGCAGTATCAAGGCCGACGAAGAACGGATCCAGAACGTGCTGACGCAGTACCGGAACGCGCTCACATGGATCCAGCAGAACCGATCGGCGGCTCCTTTCGAGGAGCTTCCAACCCTGAGTGAGCAGTAACGCCGGAAGTAGTAAGGCGGAAAATTGGGGTCGGCCTTTCGGGGCCGGCCCCTTTTTTTGTCCCTACGTTCCGGGTCCGGAGCACTATTCACACACCTATCCGATGCGTGCCTCACGCCTGAGAATCGCGTTAGAGGCCTTTCGACACTCTACCTGTACCAAAGGTACCCCCGCGACGTCCGCGAGCCTTAAAACGCATTTAAACGCGCCGAACCAGACCCCACTATTCACTCCGGACTAATAATTATTCATGTCCCGAGCTGGAAAAATTATTTTTTCCCCTCGCGCGAGTCAGTAAACACAAGGAGGGATCGGTGGTTTCCTTGAGGAGGGATCGGTAGTTGACCCCATGAGGGATCGATAAGTGGTAAACACACGGTGGAATCGACAGTAGTGTTCCCAATGAGGGATCGAAAACGTCGGTTAGCACAATGAGGGATCGAAAAAATTATTTTTCGTCCCGGTAGGCTAAGAGTTTCGTTCAGAAGGGATCGAAAGAGGGGGGTGTGCTACTCTCTCCCATTTTCAATCCACCTATATCACGCCTCTGAAAACAGACTCTTTAGCCTCTCCCCTAATTCCTTTTCGATGTCCTCTGGATTCCTGTGTTCGACGATAACCTTGTTATTCTCTTCGAACACTCCATGGGACTTTCCAAGTAGCTCAAGTGCCCGAACACGAGTGCTTGGGGGATTGGTTTCATCCATGGCCTCTGACTTCAATCTATCGAGGATCCATTGGGATGTGAGGGTTTCGTGGGCGCGCTTGGCTTCCTTCTTATCGGCCTTTAGATCATCGACGGCCTTCTTGACCTTCTCGACTTTCATGAGGCGGGATGCCAGAACACGAATGGATTCGGGCTTGGCGCTCTTCACATCATACGCCTTCTCGTAGGCATCCGTGTAGGACAACCCACTCGCGACGAATCCGGCGAACGCGGCCTGCTTAGGTGTTAGCATAGATGGTTTACTCATGCCCCCAACATATAGGCTAAGGCACAAGCGTCAAGTATTTTGGAAAAAATAATTTTTTATTGAGGGGGGAGTTGACATTCCTATTGCATTGTGTTATCTTTAGTTGTAGTATTGAAGTCCGCAAAGCGGAAAAATAATTTTTCTCACAAGGAGGTGAGACCATGAGGAAGAACTGCAAGCGCACTATTGGTGCATGGCGGGATGGGAAGTCCTTCGGTAAGCGGGGGGACTCTATCTGGACCGATGGGGAAGGGATCTACTCGTATGCAACATGGATCCTGTGCGGGCAACATGGGGAGGAGTGCGAGCACGGGTTCCCGTTCAACGCAACGTGGTACAGCCAGACAACCGTGACCCACCAGAACGCGATCCGCGCGTACATGGATGGTGAGGGGATCAATCTGCGCATGTACGACAATGTACCCAAGGGCACGCCCTATCAATCACCGGAAAAATAATTTTTCTCAAAAGGAGGTGGGACCATGGACTTTCATACCAAGTACCTTGTTGCCAAGGTCGAGGTGGACGGCCTGCTCGCGGCGCTGGATTACGCGGTCAGGAGGAAAGGGTTCGTGCGCGGGGTGTGGATGGTGGTGGTGGCGCGTAGCATCATGAAGCACCACGCCAAGTACAGGGGTTCGGGAATCTAAGGATGACATATTGCAGGGGGGATTGACATTCTTCTTGTATTGTGTTATCTTTAGGTGTAGCATCGAGATCGGCAAAGCGCCGAAAAATAATTTTTCCAAAGGATGCCCAATGGCATACCGCAGAGACGTGGGCGAGTACCTCGCCAAGTGTCACTCCTCCATCAAGTCCAACAACTGGTCAGTCTGGATGCGCGCCCGCAAGGCGAATAGCGTCGAGTCGGCGCATCGGATCCTCAAGCGCGCGTTGCCCTACGAGCGCATACCCGAGCCG